CCTGCATCGTGATTCACGGCTGCAGCTGGCAGGCTACAGACGGTGACAATCTGGGCGAGAGCGGAGAGGCCCCTGCAAGCTCCTACGTAGTCCACATCCCAGAGGAGCGTGTGCCGGATATCTTGCCTGCCCCTGGGGACGTTATGGTCCTGGGGGCCGTCCAGGCTGTCACAGGACACAAGGACTTGCAGGGGCTACAGCATTTCCGGGTGACCAAGGTGACCGACAATCGCAAAGGCGTGTTTTTGCGACACGTGAAGGTGGTGGGTGCGTGAAGGTAAAAGTCAAAGCCGACATCGACCCGGCGCAAATCCTGGCAAGCCGGGGCCTGGGGCCCAGCCATGCGGCTCAGTATTATCTGGCGTCAGAGGTGGCACGCCTCAGTGATCCCTATGTGCCTTTCCGGCAAGGTGCACTCAAAAATAGTGCAACTATTGCCCAGGACGGCTCTGCCATCACCTACCCCGGCCCCTATGCTCATTATCAGTATGCAGGCAAGGTGATGGGACCCAATATTCCCATCTTCCAAGGCGGCCAGCTTGTAGGCTTTTTCTCTCGTGGCCCCAAGCGCTACACCGGGGCCAGTCTGCAGTACCACGGTGCCCCCATGCGGGGGCCGCAGTGGGATAAGCGGATGCTGGCCGATAAGGGCGAGGTGCTGGCCCAGAACCTTGCAAACTATGTGGGAGGTAAGCTGCTGAAATGAGTATCATCGGGATTCTTCGGGACTATTTCCAGGCTTACCCAGGCTGGGGGGCAGAGCGATTAGAGCTTAATTGCCTCCCCCGGGAAGTCGACCGGTGTTCTATCGACGCCGTACCCTGTGAGCCGATCATCAAGACCTATCTGGACGGCAGCAGCGTCCGGCAGTGCCAATTTACATTGTCCACCAGGACCTACCACAGCCAGGATCTGAGAGGCCAGGAGGCCAACATGGCCGTATTTGACGGCCTGGCAGATTGGCTGGAGAGCAAGAAATTCTTCCGGGATCTGCCCAATTTAGGTCCTGGCAAAAAGGTCCGTGACGTGGAAATCACGTCCACGGCCTACCCCTACATCGTCAGTCCAGACGGGACGGCGAGATATCAAGTGCAGCTGCGGCTGACATATTTACAGGAGGCAAAAAAGCGTGAAACTGAGTGAATACATGGCGGCATTGACCGCCGCTGAGGCAACCGGCGAGTACGTGGGCCGGGACATGGTGTTCGCCATGGACTGCTCCGAAGACGGCAAGGCTACCAGCGTTGGAGACTATGCGATTGCCGGCCCCCACGTCGAGGATATGGGCGCAACTCTGAATCCTACCAGTGAGGATAAGTCCTACATCTATGAAGGCGACAGCACTGTCAAAACCAGCACCAAGCGATCCTTTACGGTCACCGGGCAGAGACTGATCGGCGATGCGTTCCAGGACTTTGTGTGCAGCTTTGCCATCAAGTACGGCAAGGGGTCCGTGGTCCAGCGGAAATATGTGTATTTCCACGCCGGAACCAAGCAGGGCGAGCAGGGCGTTGTCACCATCCTGGTAAAAAAGGATGGCGCCGGCGCTGCGTCCGCCACTGCTGACATCGAAGTGGAGCTGCAGAGCTGCGCTATCCCCACGGAGTACACATACTCTACTGCTGCATAAGGAGGGCGTACCATGGCTAAATTTTTCACGTTTGCGGACCGGGCTATCCCGGTCCAATTTTTTGAAGAAGACCCCATCTGCGTGACACTGATCGCATCTGATGAGATGGATGCCAAGATCCTGGACGCATCCAATCTGATCATGGACGGCAGCAAGGAAGCGGCGCCTGAGGGCCGCAAGGCCAAGTACAGGCGTGCTGTGGATATCCTCATTGGCCGCGACATCGCAGAGCAGGTCCTGGCCAAAGCCGATAATGCAGATGGGTATGCCCTGCTCTCCCTGTACAACGGCATTGTACGGGCGTACGGCGAGGGCAAGGCAAAAAACCTGGCGGCCTCCCACTGAGGGAGGCCAGCTTGTGGGATCCGCCGGATGCCTTGATGGTAGACGGCGGGGTCTACCCTATCCGGACTGATTACCGGGCAGGGATTGCCTACAGCATGGCCGCCATGGACAGCTCCTTGACGCCACAGCGGCTTTTGGATATCTGGTTCCCGGGCCCGGTACCAGCAGATTTTGCAGCGGCCCAAGAGGCTGTAAACGCCTTTTACCGGCGTGCAGAGGATAAGCCGAGCAGCGGTAAGGATGGGCCTATGCCCTACTCCTACCTTGCCGATGCCGGAGCAATCTTTGCGGCGTTCCAGCGGGCCTATGGCATAGATTTGTCTGCGACCACCATGCACTGGTGGCGTTTTACGGCCCTGCTGGAGGGCCTGCTGACCCATAGCTTTGAGGATCGGGTGCAGTACCGGATCACGGAGCCCGGCAAAATCAAGGATAAGACCCGGCGGGAGCATTATTATCAGATGCGGAGGCTGTACCAGCTTGATGAGCACGGGCAACCGGCGGCCAAGCAGACGCCAATGACGCTGGAGGAGTACAACAATTGGATGCTGCAGCAGGCGCTGGGGCGGAAGGAGAGGTGATATCATGGCTGGGAAAGGTGATGGCGAGGTTATTATCAAGATAACCGGAGATGATAGTGAATTTAAAAAAACACTGGAGAGCACCGGTAAATCGGCTGCCGTCGTAACCGCCGCTCTGGTGGCCATGGGCACCGCCGCAGTCAGCGTATCCACAAAATTTGACGCCGCATTTGCCAAGACCCAAACCATCATGGACGCTACGCAGGTATCCGTGGGCGATATGCGCAAGGATATCTTGGATCTGTCCGCCGCCTCCGGCATGGCGGCCACAGATGTATCCGAGGCCGTATACCAGGCCATATCTGGCTCCGTGGCTACGGCTGATGCGGCCAATTTTGTCGATCAGGCCAACCAATTATCCGTGGCCGGATTTACGAGTCTGAGTAACGCTACGGATGTACTGACCACCACACTCAATGCTTATGGCTTGTCCGCTGATAAGGTAACCGGCATCAGCAATGTCCTGATCCAAACGCAAAACCTTGGCAAAACCTCCGTGGACGAGTTGTCCGCCTCCATGGGTAAGGCGATCTCCACAGGCTCTGCCTATGGCGTCAACCTGGAAAATCTGTCTACAGCTTATGTGGAGTTGACTAAGGGCGGCATTGCAACCGCAGAGGCCACTACGTATCTGTCTGGCATGCTTAACGAGCTGGGCAAGAGCAGCAGCAATGTCGGCAAAATCATACAAGAAAAGACCGGTAAATCCTTTGGCCAGCTCATGAAGGATGGTTGGTCCCTGGCTGACGTGCTTGATGTGCTGATGCAATCCGTCAATGGCGACAGCGAGGCGCTGATGCAGTTGTGGAGCTCCCAGGAGGCAGGAAAAGCAGCCAATGCTTTGGCAGTACAGGGGTTTGACGATTTTAACAACGTCTTGGGCCAGATGGAGCGCGAAATGAGCGGCGCTACCTCCACCACCAAGGATGCCTATGAGACCATGACCACCACCAGCGAGTTTATCGACACGCGATTCAAAAACTCTCTGGCCAACCTTGGCATTGCTGCCGGCGATCGGTTGCGCCCTGCGTTGGATGCTATAAAGAGCGCGCTTACTGATGTGCTGGAAGAGGCTGCGAAAATAGTAAGCGGGAGCCCGGCCATCATGGCGGCTATCACCGGCGTAACAGCTGCAACTGGGACCCTGACCATAGCGATCGGCGGGCTGATGATCGCCCAGAAAGCCAAAGCGGCCATGGATGCGCTGAATATCTCCATGGCGGCCAATCCTGCGCTATTTATCGCATCTGCGGTTGCCGGCCTGGTTGTTGCCATTGGCACATTGTGCGCCCAGTGCGACGACACCAAAATCAGCGTGGACGATCTGACCACCTCCTCCCGCGCACTGGGAGAAACTATATCTGCTGCATCGGCGGAAACAGACGACACAATCGCAAGCATCACTGGCGCAGCGGATGCAGCCAGAAACTACGTGGACCGCCTAGTTGAACTGGAAGTCCAAGGCCTGGAAACGGCAGCAGCCCAAGAAGAGTATCGGATGACCGTGGATGCCTTGAACGCCCTGATGCCAGAGCTGAACTTATCCATTGATGAGCAGACCGGATTGGTAGAGGGCGGCACGGATGCTATTTACGACCACATCCAGGCGCTGAAAGATCAGGCTGTAGCGGAGGCTGTGCAGAAGCAGTACAAAGAAACTGTGGAAGCGTGGGCCGAGGCAAAAGCTGAACTGTATAAAAATCAAGCAAAATTATCCATGTTGGAAAAGGATGAAATCCCGTTGCTGGATCGGCTGGCTGCCAATCAGAAAAGGCAAGCGGACATCAGCGCCAAATTGAATGACGTGATGAACGACAGTAGCCTGAGCTATGAGGAAGCGCGGGCCAAAATGGCTGAATACCAGCGGCAGCTTGACGGGCTGACGGCGGAGGAGGGGGAACTGAGCCAAGCGCTGAGGGACAACACCGACCAGCAGCATGCGTATGGCGATGCAGTAGCTGAGAGCAAAACGGCATTAGATGAAAACCAGGCTGCTGTAGACGACATGACCCACACATGGGAGGAATACAAAAACTCCTTGAGCGACACCAGCGGCCAGCAAGCCCAAATTACCGCAACGCAAGAGCAGGCCGCGGCATCTGAGGAATACGCCCAGCGGCTCTCTGAAATCCAATTGGCGCTATCCAATTACGACGCATCTTTTGCAAGTGCCGGTATAAGCATCACAAATTTCTCCGAGGTGCTCGCCGACAGCGGCGTAACCGCTGATGACGTGAAGAAAAAAATCGAAGATTACCGCGACAGCATCATAGGGGCCGCAGACGAAATCACCCAGAAATCCATGTCCGACATGGAGACGATGATCAAGAATATGCAGCAACGGACGGAGACGTATAAGGCTTGGAACGACAATTTGGCCAAACTGCAGGTGCAATATGGCAACGAGCTCTCTGCGGGCTTTATTGCCTACGTCCGCGGAATGGGGCCTGAGTATAACGGCGTTCTGGAGGAGTGGCTATCTGGCAACACAAGTAGCATGATCGACCTGCAGAACTCCGTTGAGGAGGGGGCAAAAACCGCTGTCCTCTGCTACGAGGGCGAATACAAGAAATTGCCCACGGAATCCGAGCGGATCACCAAGGAGAATGTGCGGAAGACCTTGGAGGCTATCAACCCAATGGCAGACGGTTTTAAAGACGCGGGCGCTGAATCTGGAGAGGAGCTGATCACAAGTACGCAGGAGGCGATTGGTACCAACTTGCCTAGCCTAGAGACTTATGCCGATACTTCTGGCACGGACATCGGCTACCAGTTCTCTGCCGGTATTGCCGCAGGAATCAAAAATGGAGAATATTTGATTGCTGACGCTGCAGCAGGTGCCGTCAATACTGCAAGGGCGACTGGAAGGTCAGTAGCACGAATCAATTCTCCTTCCAAGGTTGCTGAGAAAGACATCGGCTATTGGTGGCCAGCTGGTATTGCTGTGGGAATCACAAAGGGAACCGGGATGATGGTTGATGCAGTACGCCGCCAGGCCAACACCCTAATGCATGCGTCCAAGGAGTTCCTGGCATCGGCCAGGGATGCCACGATGCCCACCATCCACCAGGCGGCATACTTTGAGGCGCCGGCGCAAAATGTGATCCTACGGGGGGAGGCCCAGCTTAAGGCCGAAATCGAAGTGCCTGTATATCTGGATGGCCGAGAATTTGCACGAGCGAGCGCCCGCTACATGGGAGAAAGAATGGATTGGGAGATGATGTGAGATGCATACACCGGTAACCTTCGCAGGCCGCGACCTGTCCGAATTCGGTGCAAAACTGCAATCCTGGCCAGAAATCACGGCCTGCGATGTGGACACCGGCACTTTTTGGGCAGCCGATCACAATACCATACACTTGCTCCAGCAGCGGCGTGGTGGGCGGCGCTTTACGTGCCGGATTGATTTCTGGGGGCAGCCGCGGGAATGGACGGCCAACATCTCTGCGTTCAGCGCCCTGGTGAGTACCGGCACGCTGGAAATCGACATTATGGACGGGTACCTGTACCAGGCCATCCTGCTGTCCGAGAGCACCCCGGTGATTGCAAGTGAGGTAATTGCCACCGTAGAGTATCAATTCCGGGCAGTGCGCCACTGGCCGGCGGAACATCTGCAGATCAACACTGCAACTACAGATGACACACCTGTAATTTGCCACAGCAACTATCCACTGACAGATTGCAAAATTGAGCTCCCGTTTGCAGGCGCGCTGTCCACCTTAGATGGAGTACGCCTGGTGATCAACGACAAGGCGTGGGAATATCCCCTTAAACCCACTGGCAGTATTGTACTGGATGGCATCCGCAAGACTTACGCAATGGGCAGCACTATCATATCCACAACCCTGCGTTGGACGGACTTCCCTGCTCTCCGCCCCGGACGCAATGAGATATCTGTGTATAAATACCTGGCCAGTGGCGAGGTCTCTGTGCCGATGTATATGCAGTATACTCCAACGTTTTTGTGAGGTGGCCGCTATGCTTAAAATCAGGATTGATCCCCACACCACCGCTGGAGAGATATCAGAATTTGAGGGTGGCGAGCTGATTGCAACTGATGATTACTACATCCAACGAATGGAGGATGGACGAGACGAATTGCATTTTACGGTGCAGCTCTCAGACCCCGCGTACAAAAAAATTTGGGAAGAGGCCAGGATCATAGAAACCACGGAGAACCAGACCTACGTGGTAAAGGCTATTGACGCCGGAAGCCGGACGGCAGATATCAGTTGCCAACTGGACCTGGATGCTTGGCGGGCGGAGGCGTGGATCGGATATAACACCGGCGGGGGTGCTGTGGCAAACGGTATCATCCGAGCGGTTTGCCCCGGCGGCTGGACGGTGAACGGTGGCTGGTCCGAGACAAAAAAACGATCGATCGAAATGGAGGGGCCAACGCCCCTGGATATCGTCCTTGAGGTTGAGGATCGATTTGGCTACGCCGTGCGCTTCGATACCAACGCGCGGACTGCGACCATCATAGTCCCGGAAAAAATCAGCCAGACCACCGCCTACGCGGTAGAGAGCGTAAACCTGCGTAAGGCAGAGTTTAAGGGCAAATCTACCGATTTATACACCAGGCTGTATCCTATCGGCAAGGACGGATTGCGCATCTACTCCGTCAACGGTGAGAAAAACTATGTGCAAAACACATCGTACACCAAGCAGATTATATCCAAGGTGTGGATAGATGAACGCTACACGGATCCGCAAAGCCTGATGGAGGACGCTCAGGCAAAAGTAGACGCGGCATCCCAGCCAGTGCGTTCCTGGGAGCTGGATGTGGTGGATTTGCACAGCCTTAATCCGCTGGAGTGGAGTGGCTTTAAGATGGATATGTTTGATATTATCTTGCTGATTGACCCGTACAGGGAGCAAAGGCACCTGGTGCAGATCAGGGAGCAGCGCATCTATCCCCACCACCCCGAGCGCAATAAGATCTACGTCAGCACGGTGGCCCGGAGCCTCCAGCGGACTACCGGCATCCTGCTTAGGCAGATCACGGATTGCAACAGCTCTTTTTTCCAGATCCTCAAAGCCAAGATAGGAGGCAGCAAATGACAAACAAACAAACGATCAATCTTGACATGTCTTCCCATGGCCCTTGCCCCCGCGTTATGGCCAAGCAAGGCGATGCTGGCAGCCGGGAGATTACGATTAAATTGTACGACAAGGGCGTGCCAGCCAATATTAATAATCAAATTACACCCCCCGGCACGACAACCAAAGGCATCGTGCGATTTTGCAAGCCAGACGGCAAGGGTGGCATTTACGACAAAACCGAGGACAACTTATCTGCCTGCACCTTGGACGGAGATAACATCACTGTGCGACTGGCGGCACAAATGCTGACATGCCCTGGGGACGTAGTGGCGGACGTAGCTATCATTTGTGGCAACACAGTGATATCCACATTTAATTTCGTGGTGCACGTCCAGGCGGCTCCCACCGCAGGCATAACCCCATCCAACAACTACTACAACTATCAGACATTGGCGGACATCAACGAGGCCATTGACGAGGCCAAGTCGGCAGCTGCCGGGGCGGTAAAATCTGTCAACGGCATTAAGCCAGACTCCAATGGCAATGTGAATGTAGTGGCAGGCGTTGCAAAGGTAAATGGAAGAACCGGGAATGTCTCCATCCCAGCCAATGCATATACCACCTGCTCCACCGCCGCCGGCACCGCCGCCAAGGCTGCAGAGCTTGTGGACGGGTTTGCGCCAGTGATAGGCGCGGTGTTGGCGGTGCGATTTACAAATAGTAATACCGCAGAAAGTCCCCGGCTCAATTATGATGGAATTGAATATGTTATCCGGGACCGCATCACGGCGCAGCCGATTAAGCCGGGCGATATCACTGCGGGGCTGTATCGCTTTATGTTGATCAGCGGCGCATGGATTTTGCTGGATAAGCAGCAGAGCAGTGGCTCTACTACCCCCGTGCCGGGGCCGCCTGGCGCGGACGGGGGCTACTGGACTCCCTCTGTGGACGCAGACGGCAACCTCACCTGGACAGCCAGCAAGGCCGGAATGGGCGAGGCACCAACAGCGGCCAATATTTTGGGGTCGCCGGGCAAGGATGGCGGATATTATATTCCGAAGATATCTCAATCTGAAAGAAACATCATGCAGATTGCTTTTGATCCGAGTGAATCGGGAATGACATCAGTGCAAACCAAGCAAATCATGCTCCCGAAGGGGGATCCTGGGCAGGATGGCGTATCCCCCACCATATCCATCACTACCATCACCGGTGGCCACCGGCTGACCATCACGGATGCCGGCGGGCCCAAAAGTTTTGATGTGATGGATGGGGGCCCGGGCGATAAGG